AAAATCTGGTCTGCTACTTCTGGGACAGTCATGCCGTTGAAGTTGTTGGTCATGATTACCTCTGTGTTAGTAATAAGATTTTCTACTCCTTGCTGTTGTACTTGTCTAATCAAGTCGCCTGTAAGGTTAGAGGAGGAGAAGCCAAAGAAAAGCTCCTCTCTAGCATTATTGAAACTGTGCATGGAATCCTCTGCGTCATTAAAAGACCCAGTTAAATCATCTGTAAAACCAGCGACATTATTAGCAGTTGTTTCTAATGTAGCTATATTATACTCAGCTAAAGCATCCAAACTTTTAATTCCATTATCTTCTAATGCTTCAAACAATTCTTTATTTTCCCTACGTAACGCAGCCATAACCGTAGCTCTTTCACTAAGGCTTCTTTTGAATTGACCTCTCCTTAAAGCCATAGGGTCCAAATCTCCTCTTTTATCAGATAGCTTTTGTGCCTCCTCTACTTTTTTAGCAAGCTCCTGTGCATCTTTACTTTGTAGTAATGCAAGCTGTTTAGCTTGTTTATATTTGTCTAAATCATTTTGTTTAGTCCTTAACATTTCTTTTCCTAAAGCGGTTTCAGAATCTTTTAGATTATCCACTGATGCCTGTGTAGCGTCAATACTTGCTTGTATTTCATCCATACTCATTTCTTTTACTACACCCATTGTTTCTGATAAGTTTACAAAGGATTGGTTTGTGCTATCTACGGTTTCCTCCAAGTTACTCATTCTACCTGCGAGTAAATATGCTATTCCACCAATAGCTAAGAAAAATCCAGCAATAGGAGCTATAGTCATCAAAAATCCTAGTGTCGAAGCTGCTGCTTTTTGAGCTGATTTAGCAACCGCCTCAAAAGAGAATGATAAACTTATATTACCTACTGATGCTGCCGCTGCCGCTACGGTGTTTTTCATCTTTTCTATTGTATCTTTATTAGTAGCTATAGCAGAAGCCATTAGCTTAAATACCTGCATACTTAAAGCTGCCGTGTTGAGAAGCATACCAGCCCTTATTGCTCGCTGGCTTCCCCCAAACATCATCATAGCAGAACCAGTTACACCAATACCCATAGTAAGCCCATTGAAAGCGGCATTTTTAGCCATTATTGCATCTGTTTCAGCTTGATGCGTTAATGTTGATGATTCTATATCGGCTTTATGATTTGCTACTGTTCTTCTTCTTGATTCGGCTAACTGTAATTCTTTTTCCGTAGCGTTGTTCTTTGCTTCTATTGATGCTATTTCCCTTTCATATCTCTGTATTAACTCGGTTCTTTTCTGTATTTCTTCCTCTGTTACAGGAATACTAGAGCCTCTTACTAAACCATTTTGCTTTTCTATTTCTGCATTCAAAGCCTGTTTTGTCCCAAGATGAAACATATCTTCTTTATTCATAGCACGTCTTACGTGGTGAAGTGTTTCAGTAGCTATTCTCAAGTGCATAACCGAAAGTATCTGTTGTGCAAATGGGCCTAATACTGTTCGCATCATGTTAGCCATATTAAATAGCCCTCTAGTAAGGCCACCTAATGCACCACCACTAGCTGATGCTTTAGCCATAGTATCAAAGAATACCGCTTGTACCTTTGTACTTTCAGTAATAGTTGGCATAAGCTCCTCTGCTAATGCGCCCTTAGCATCCTTTAGTCTAGCCTCCATCTGCTCTAAATTAAACAGGTTAGTTTCTTGAAGTCTGTTTATTTCTTCTTGAGCTGGGAATGCAGCTACCATAGCTTCAGTATGTAAATCTTGCATTCTACTTGTACCCTCAAGTAGCTTTATCAGTCTGGTATAATGAACGTTACCAGCTATAGTTTGCGCTAGGTTTTGTTTTTGCTCGCCAGTCATGTTTTGATAATGCGGTTGTATATCAACAAGCACATCTGAGAGTGGGCGCAAAGCACCGGTTTCTGCGTCTACAACGGCAACTCCTAATTCTTCCAATGCCTTTCTAGCACCAGCCGTATCAGCACCTAACCTAGCATATATCATACGCAAAGCTCTACCAGCCTTACCTTGCTCCTCACCAGATTCGATAAGAACCGCAGACATAGCAGCCATACTTGCGATACTTTCACCAGCAAGATTGGCTTGTGCGGCGAATTGATTCATAACGAAAGTAAGTTGGGACATTGTAGCAACCGAAGTATTCTCGATTGAGTTGAGTTGGTCCATAATACGGAAGCTATTTTCACGTATCATATTGTTTCTTAGTATAGCCCCAGTATTTTCATCTATACCCTTTGTCATAAACCCAGTCTGTTGCTGAAGATTGACCATCCTCTGCATAGCCGCCTCTGTAGACATACCAGAAATCATACCAAAAGCCATACCAACTTCAGTACCAGTGGCAGTAGAACCGGTTCCCAGAACACCTGCTAGTTGCGCCATCTTAGCAGCGGCATCAAAGGACTGGTCTGCTGAGAAACCGAATGAGTTTCCTATCTCAATAATTTGAGCATTTAACTCGTCTATATCTTCTCCGGTGTTTACGAATTTTTCAAACTGCCTAGCGGCCTCACCTATCTCCTTTCCTATAGGTATAACATCATCTAACATTTGTGTAAATGGAGTACCTAACTCCATAAAGCCTTCTTGTATTCCAGACAACGCATCTAGATAAAGAGCTTCCATAATGGTAGCGTTTGCCTTAGAATCCTTAATTAGCTTCTCGGCTTGCATCGTACCTACGATGTCGAAGAATATTCTTGAAGCACCTGCACGAAGCACTATCATAGCTACCGCACAAGCGAATAATACTAATGGGGTAAAAGAAAAAATAAGACTATCTGCTAGTATCATTCCCCGTCACCACTACTCTTTGGGTCATTCACTATAGGGACCCCGCTTTCTCTCAACATGTCGAGTAGCTCGTTATTGTTTGATAATAGTTTGCGTTGCTCACGCTTCTGGTTACGCCTAGCAACCATACCCTTTACATCTTTATTTTTGGCATCTTGTGTAGCTTCTGTTATCTTATCATTAATATTTGCGGCCACAATCAAGTCCATTTCCATAAGGTGACGACCACCCTCTACCGAATACTTGAGCCATAGGTCAGACGGTAGTGTTCCCTTAAATGCCATGCACAGGCTCGGTGCAACCATTAGGAATTCTGAAAAGGCACTACGCCTTCCTCATCATCGCCACGTACAAACTGTAGGATGGTGTTTAACTCCTCAAAGGTAAGTAGGTTATAATCCACATCTTCATCAAGAATGCAAGGAGGAATCCAAGCAGAGATTTGCTCCTCTATACCGCCACCCATTTCATCTAACATGTTTACGAATTCTTCATTCTGTTCGTCAGTCCAATCACTAGGGTCGCCAGCGTGGGACATCTTTCTAAATGCCTTACCCTGTATGTTGGTAATCTTAAGACGCTCCATACCGGATGCTTGCCTTACCCAAATCTTTCGTCCATCATCTAATTCTATTTCCTTTTTCATTACAGGCATAGTTTCACTCTCACTCTAATCTCCAATACTAGATAGTATATTTAAGGAATTTGTTATTCTTCTTCCTTCTTTACTATCTTAGGAGCTGCTTTTGGAGCTACCTTTGGTGCTACTTTCTTAGCTACCTTCTTAGGGAATCTTCTAAGGTACTTTAGTGCTTGGCTCTTTGACCCTTGAGCTTTCAAGATTTCTAAAGACATCTCATCTAAGTCGTAATCTTTCGCTAAGTCTTCGTACAATTAACCACCTCATGCGTCGTATTGTGCATCTCTAAGAGCGGTTCCTTGTGCAGTTACTCTCATAGCACCAAGGTTGTCATCATAAAGACCGACAAACCCTACACTCATTGTGTTGGTATCTCTACCACTAACACTAGCGGTAGGTGCTTCAAATCTTAGCTTGAAAAACTCAAACTCTATAAAGTCTGACCCTGCTTCATCGAGGAATTTTAGTTTCATAACTGCATCTGTACCGTCGTTATACTCAAGGCCGTCAGCGGCTACCATAGCGTCATAATCCGGCTCATCTAATGTTTGGTCGCCGTATAGAACCTTGTTAAACTCTATTGTACCGCTTATCTCTCTGCGTTGTGCTGGTGGCGCACGACCATATGTAGAGCTACCGATAGCGTATGCGTTGTCAGTATCTCTGTTTAGATTCACCTCAAAAGAAATTGACTTAACGCTTGCTGATGCGGTAGTTTGGCTTCCGCTCCCATCATCAAATATAACTGTTCCATCAGCAAAGTGAAGTGCGTCTATTGCGGCTCCATCAAAGGTTGGTGTAGCAAGTGAGCCTGTTGCTGACTCGGACTTACCCAAGAATCCGACACTCATCATTACGTACTCGCCAACGCTTGCGCTGATGCTTAGAGTATTAGCCACCATACCTGTGTATGTGTGTTCCTTTTCCTCTCTACCTACACGGATAGTAAATGATGGGTAAAGACCTGCGGTTGGTGATGTTAGAGAAGGCTCAGTTAGAATGTGTTTTTCTTGTGAACCAACAGTGGATTGTGTATCTTGTGGAAAGAAAGCGTAAAGCATGTTGCCTACGAAATCATCTACCTGTACTGCTAGAGAAACATCTCCTTCTGAACGCTCAGTGCTAGTAACGGACTTTGCCGCTATAGGTCTTGAAATATCTGCTCTCGTTAGTAAGTCATAAGTAGTAGCAAACGATTCGCTATCTACTTCTCCGAATACCTCTAAGTTACTTGTACCTGCGGTTGGTTCATCACCGTAGCCTGTGCTACCATGACGTGTTGTGGCCGCATCTCCTTCTTTTTGTATTGAAACATATCTGTTTAGAAACTCTACCATAGTTACACCTCTATGTGGTTGTTCTACGGATGGTGTGACTTATTAACATTCTTATCGGTGACGCATATCAATTCTACGCATATATGTAAGGGTTAGAACGTGTACACAAACCGTT